CACATTCACAAACCCAGTAGGTGTTTGGAGATTGGATGACAACAATTTACAATGGGATGCAAATCATGTCAGCACTTATGGTTTTTCGTTCTCTTGTACAGAGGCAAAATAATGACACGACTTTTAACGCAAGCACTTTTAAATGAGGTAAAAAGCACATCTCTGAAGCCTTTTTTGGCAGTAGAGCTAGTTTTTGAATTACACACACAACGATTGTGGGGTGGTTATGGAACAATTCAAATTGACGGTAATGATTTTCTTGGCGTTGCCACATTTGGTTCTATTGGCTCAATAAGCGAGACAACACAGAATCAAGCAACAGGTTTGACACTCAGTCTTTCAGGAATACCATCGGATATGATCGGTGTGGCTCTTAAAGAAAATTATCAAGGAAACCCATGTAACATATTTCTTGGTTGTCTTGATGAAGAACATCAAGTGATCACAAATCCATATAAATTATTTAGTGGTAAGATAGACTTGATGACCTTACAAGAATCTGTTGAAACAGCAGTCATTACAGTTTCTGTAGAGAATAGATTGATTGACTTGGAAAAACCAAGAGTTAGGAGATATACGCCAGAGGATCAAAATATCGATTTACCGTTTGGCACTATTGATAGAGGTTTTGATGAAGTGGCATCTGTGCAGAACAAGGAAATTATCTGGGGTTCGTGATGCGGTTTCATGATTGGGAGTTAAGATTAGCAAGAACTTTTTCTGAGTGGCAAAGCAAAGATTTTATTTGGGGTTCTTCTGATTGTTGTTGGTTTGCATCCGCTTGTATTCAAGCAATGACAGGTCGCAATCCTGTCAAGGATTTTATTAAGATAAATAAAAAATATCAAAGTGAGGCTCAAGCACAAGAACTAATGTCTAAGTATGAACAAGATATTATTGGATGTATAGTAAGCAGATTAGGAGAACCAAAAAAACCATTATTAGCTCAGAGGGGTGATGTTGTTCTTATCAAAATTTTTGATAACAGTAAAATAACAGGCATAGTGGATTTATCAGGAAGATATATAAAAGCTATCAAGAAAACAGGCGGTCTCGCAAATTTGCCTTTGAAATTAGGTGAAAAGGCATGGACAATCTAAAAGAAAAA